CACCACCACTAACACTCCTACTACCAGAATCATATGGTCCACTATTTTTAACCCAAGTAGTATTATCAAAACTTTCATCACTTCTAACCCAACTCACACCATTTCTACTATTTGGATCTTGTGTTGTATATCCAGTTCCATCTTCCCAACTTTGTGATAGTGGGAATGTGGCTAATGAATATTCTGGTGAAAGTTCAGATGTCTTTTGTTCGTATAATCTTAAATAGTATCTTGGTGGAACTCCATTACCATCTTGACTAATAGTTATTTCATTAGATACAAGTGATTGTGATAATTCAGTCAAATCAAAATGTAAAAGAACTCTTGAAACACCTTTTAATGTATCACCATCAAATTCTTTTTTAAGGACAAGAGTATCATCACCACCGAAATTCTTTTCGGAGTTTGTATTTAATTCATAGATGTAAGCATCCTTTGAAGGATATATAAAGTGATACATTATCTTACTATTCCTTTAATATTTTTATTTGGATTTTTTAATTCAAATACTGCTGGTTCATATGAAGGTAATATAACACCATTACCTGCAATTGCATCCGTACCATAAAATTTACCAAAATCATAATAATAACCATAACCAGAATTATTGGTAGTTTTAGTACTACCATCAGACTGTATCAAGGTTGTGTATAATTGGGGACTAAATATAAAATCCTGTGATCCACCAGCGGCAACTTGTGCATTATAATCATAATCTTGAGTTATTGTTGTATAATTTACAGCCCTTACACCATCAACATCCACTAATAATTGATTCAAATCACTTGTATATAATATCTGTTTAAATTGCATTTTATCAGCAGAAAAATAATTTTTTATGGCTTGAATACATCTAAATTTTACATCATCTTTGCTTTCATATTGTTGGGCTATAACATCAAACACTACACCAAAATTTATTACATGACCATCATAGAATGATATTTGATCCGTTATCATTCTATATTGATTTAGATATTGTTTAAGATTTTGTTTAATTATAGTTGGTGTACTTATTAAATCTTTATTATTATTATAAGAAAGTAAATATAAATCTACAGTATATAATCTATCATCTTGAGATACATTAGAATAAGTTAATTCTAAAGTTTCAGACAAAAGATCAATATCTTCAGTATTTAATCCACCACTTTTATCCACATCAAGTAATTTTTTTATTTTTTCCAAACCTTTAGATATAGAGGCGGGACTTGTTGTCACGGATGAAAGCATTTCATAATTTGTATCTATAATACCAGTTAAACTTGTAACCAAGTCCTTAACCTTTTTTCTCTGTGCGTTCATAATTGCCCCTGACCTACCACAATAAACTTTTGCAATGCTTCCAAATTTTGCAGACATATTCATTGTTCTGGATTCAAAATCGGATTTAGTTACACATCTAGCCTGGGTAGAAAAATTTCCTAAAGTTTTATGTCTAATCTCATCTATGGTTTCCCCTGAAGAACCACCTCCGGCGGGGTTTTCATTAGTAACAGATATATTCACATTAGATCCGGCCAGTAAACTGGAATCAACTATATTTGTTAATATACCAGATGAAATATTATATTTAGCACCACCTCCAATTCTATATGTTATAGTTAAAGTTGTATGTGAAGGTGATTGTCCAAGAGTTCCATACGCATCACCCAGAAGTGGATCTATTTCAGATTCTAAATCTTCTTCACCACCGGGTAAATTTATTCCCTGTTGTTCGATTGCCAAAAAGCTCGCATCAAAAGTATTACCATTTTTTAAAATTCCATTACCAAATATTAAACTAGTATTATTATTTTCATCAATATCAACAATAAATCTTTTCCCAGTTTTTATATATTCCAATGAATATGGTACTGGTAAATTAATAGTAGAACTACCATCAGTAGTAGTGTATGCGGTAGTTCTATTTTGAGTTGAAGTATAATGAGTTTCACTTGGTATTTTATCCTGTGCCAAACTACCAACTTCATACCAAATATTATCATTATCATCAACTACCTTTAATATTTCAATTACATTTAGTTCGGGTAATTTCAATGATAAAAATTTAGTTGGTTCACCGATTTTAAACGAAGTAGTTTTGGTTTCACCACCAATTGCAGATACCCTACGAGTTAATTTATAACTTGATGGTACACCAGTTGCGGAATTTATCTCATTTTGAACATCAGGAATATTTGCAGATGAACTAATTTTAAAATCAACTACATCCAAAGTTTCAAATAATAATGTTGTATCTGAAGACGGTGACACTTTCATACCTTTATCAATTATTACAGCAGACGAATAATCGGCTTTTCCGTCTGAATCCGCACCAACAATATCATTTATAGTTAAAGTGACATATGCCGCGGCAACGGTTTTGGGAGTATATCCCTGTGATTTTGCAAGTGTAATTAAATTTCTTCTATCTTCACTTAAAGGTAATAACATTTCTCTATATTGTTGATCAACATAAAAGTTAAGTACATCACCAACATAAGCTGACATTTCTATTAACATCATCCCAGGAGAGGTTTCATTGAAATCTTGATATGTATTTGGAAAATATGATTTTACATATCTAATTAATGTTGATTTTAAATCATTAAAATCTCTACCAGTATAATCAATATTACTGTTTTTTATTTCACTTTTACCGTATGGCATATCTATTCTCCAACTTTTATTTGAATCGACTCATTAATACTTGGATCCTTTACTAAACTAAACCTAATAAATATTTCTATAGTACTTCTAAATCTATCGGAATTATTATCAGACATATCAACTTCTATCTCATTAATTTGAACAAAGGGTAACCATGTATTTAAACTCTCAATTATACTTTCTTTAACACTTTCTACCACATCCTCACTAAATGGTTCAAATAAAAATGTTTTTAATCCTAAACCCAGATTGGGATGCATTACTCGTTCACCCCTCTCGGTATTACATAAATTAAAAACATTTTGTTTTACAGCTTCAAGTGTAGTTTTGGTTGAAGCTTTTTCACCACTATCCAAAATTAACGGAATCTTTAATCCTATAAATTGAGTTTCATCTCTATCTACTATAAAACGTTTCTGACTCTTATCTATTATTGCCATTTATTATTTTCCTCGTTTCTTATCTACCGCGGACATTAATTCTCTATAATCTTTCTTTAAAAAACCGGCAGCTGGATCATTTGGACTTACACCCATTTCTCTGGCCAAATTACCATTTGTGTTTTTGTCCTCATCGGAAGATGGGTTACCGATAAGTTCACTCATTCTTTCGGATGTATATGTAGTTCCACCCATAGTTTCCCAATCCTGCCCTATCTCGGTATTATTTAATACCTCATTCAAAACAGGATTCTTCGAATAGTCTTGTTTCTGTTTTGGTTTAGGTTTTTGTACTGGTTGTTTTTTACCCCCACCGAGAACTTCTTTTAAACCCATACGGATTTCTTCTCTTACTACTTCTCTTATTACCATTTTTAGTTGACTCATTTTCATAACTTATTTCTCCTATTCTGATTGATAAAATCCATATCTTTTACCCCCTCGTTTTGTTGCTTTTTCTACTGTTACATCTCTATCTGGATGTTTAAGACTTGTAATAACCAACTCACCCCCTGTACTCCAATAGCAATTTGGAGGTAAACATTCATCTTGAGTAAGATTATCACATTCTGGTCCGGACATACAAATACCACCAACACCATCAACAAAATCTAATGATCCCCCCAAATCTTCTAATCTTTTTTTAAGATCACCCAAATTATTTCCAAATGTACCACCTGCATTTATACAAGCGGACATAGTCATTGATTTTTTAGTTCCATCTGGTAATGAACAAATTACTAAATTTGAAAATGTACCTCCGGCCGCTATACACTCATCCGGAGTCATGACCTTTTTAGTTCCATCTGGTAATGAACAAACTATATTATTTTCATTAAATTCTAAATTATTTATCTGTGTCATTAAACCCAATCTTTCTGATTTATTATCTTCACCCGTCATTATTAAAATATCTGTATAATCGGTTACTCCGGATGAATCATCTATTTCATCCGAAGTTTTTAATGAATCTGAAATTTTTTCATTTTTTAAATCATTCTGACTATTTAAAAATTTAGATATTATACCTAAAATCATACCAATAAATTCAAACAAAGATAGTAACAAATACATTACAGCTATTATTGCAAATGGTATTCCAACTAATACACCCAACATAATAATACACGCGGTCATAACACTTTTAGCTATTGGTATATGCATAGTAAATGCGGTTCCTGCACCCAATCCAACCGTAATTGCAGGTATCATTGATATTATTGTCGCGGCTATGAATGCGATAACAAGTATCTTTATAATAGGAGATATACTTTTTACAAATGACCACAAATTATTTAAAGTTTTTTCAATTTTAGTAATTATCTTGTTTAATTCACCAATCATTTTATTGATACCCGAAACTTCTGCTTCTGCGTTAGGGGGTCTTTTTCCAGTAATTACGGATGCATCTGGGGCAGAAAAAGTTGCCTTTCCCT